GTCCCCAATCCTCTAATGTTTTTTGATGGTACATGTCACCATATCCATTTTCTACTAATCCTACATAACTTTCTATATAAGATTCTATAGCAGCAGCATGTGCTTGTTTAATATCTTCACTTGAATTAGGTATACCACCTAGTTCTTTTTCAGTAACTGATAATTTATTTCTTTTCCTGTCAGGTCTATTCATTGAAAAGCCTCTATAACCTCTTCTTTTGAAATGATATAAGAGTCTTGGTTTGTTATTTTCTGCAAGAATTGGCATTCCGTAAAAAATACAAGCCATAAGTACATCTTCAAAAAATATTTCAGCTGTTTGAGGTCTAGCTATATATTCTAAAAAGAAATGGTTTGGAGGTGTGTCTGTCATTGAAAATTTCGTAAGACCGTGTAAAGATCCTTTTGATCCTCTTTTATCTACTGTGCCTGATATATCGTAAGGGTCACAACCAAAAGCACCTAAATTTTCATTTAAAGGATATTTAATCCCTCCTTTTGTTATTACTGCATTTTGCATATTAACAGGTGGAACCCACGTTATTAAAAATCTGCCATTAGTGTTTGGCATAAATAAAACTTGACTGTCTTGAACGCCATCGCGCCACATGAAGTTACCTTTTGTAATATTTATAGAGTTTCTAAGATCTTCATTAAAATCTATTTGCTCATATATTTTAGTTAGATTAAATAAAGATTCTTTTGATTCGTCTCTAAAAGCATGCTTAGTTGTGCGCGGAAACTGTCTATAGAATTCATTTAAAGCATCTTGATCTTGTTTAAGACCTTCAACCTCGTTGTTCCAATATTCTATTACACCTAAATCAATTGTTTCACCCTGAGGTCCCTGCTTTGGTTTCTTCGGTGTATCGAAGACAGGTAATCCATAAGAATCAATGTATCCTTCGTAATTCCACTCCATAGGTATAAACAAGCTATATAATCCAGAGCGAGTTTGTCCATTCGCATTTCGTTGAGTGACGTCTGAGTCATTATATAGTTTTTTAAAATTATCACCGCCTTTATCTAATGAGTTGCTTGTTGAACCCATCATACATTTGCCTATAACTCTACTACCTAATCGTAGACACGTTTTTGTAACCCTCCAGTTGTTGAGGATGTTCGTCGGACGCTCCCATTTACCGCTTTCGTCGTGGACGAGTAACCTGAGTTTCTCACCGTCGTACGAGTTGTCACCGGTATTCTTCCAGTCGATCGTGGTATCGAGACCGTCGAGTTCTCTAAGCGTCTCGTTGTTCTCGAGCTTCTTACGGGTGTATTTCGTCGCGGGTACTCTGTACGCGAGTTCTGTCTTGGGGCGGTCCATACCGTCCTGTATTGGTTTAAAAAAGAAGGGGTAATTAACCGATATTGGTACCACCTTGTCCGTAAACATCTTCTTCGCATCAGGTCCACTCTTTGATAAAATGCCAAATCTAGAGTCGCTTGATATGGTTGCCATATTAACGCACTCCCCGGACGCCATAAATGAGAATCCAGATCGTCTATTTTTAAGGTAGCACATTCCATATGACCTATAATCGGCTTTACAAGCTTCCCAGAATATGTAAAATAATCTGTTTGATTCCCTAAAATCTGGTTGCCCAACATCAATTTTGGACCACTGCAAGTACATATAGTGAGTACCAGTAAGGTAAGTAGCCACATTCTTATTATAGAACCAAAAGCCTTCTTCCCTGCGGACGAACTCATTATCGATGTAATCATACCATTTTTCTTTAAAGTCTAGTGGGTATTGTTCCCAATCAAATACTGACTTTATTTTTTTTAATATTTTAGGATACTCTGTGTATTCCCACTTATTGGTCTCAAACTTACGTATATTCTTAGCTATTGGTAAAGCTATTTTTAAGTTTTGTACTTCGTATATATCACCTATTGTACCGTCTTTACTTATTATAACAATATCGTGTTCTTTGTTATAACCGTACTCCCATTTTTTATAACGGTTCATACGTTTTAAAACCTTAGGCTTTATGTGATCTTTTAAAATTTTATATAACGTTTGTTCGTACATTATTTTTTAGATCTTCCTTCAGCAAAACCTTTAAAAGTTCTTTCTTCCTTAACTTCTTTAGGTTTTTCGTTTAATAAGTTTTCTTCTTCTTCAATGCGATTAAGTATTTCAAAGGCATCGAATATAGCTAGCTTTTTAGTAGCTGCTGCGTTCTTGAGTCTGTCAGCTGATATATCATCATCTGAATCAACAATAGCTTCTTTAGCTACTTTTATTAACTCCTCAACTGCTCGCTGCCCAGCTTGGATTATATTCTTCTTCGTTTCCTTGGTGTTCATACTTAATTACAATATCATTAGATTTCATACAGTAAAGTCTTTTTCCTTCAACTAAAAATTCCCATTCGCCACTAGGCGTATAGCCAACTAGGTCTCCTGGGTTTATTTCTAGCGCTTCTAAGGACTTATTGCCATATTTTAATATACCAACAAGCTTACGCTCTTTATCAAGCGTTAGAGAATCATTACTTTTTATAGGTGTTATAAAACATCTGTCACCAACAGTGTTCCAACCGTTTTTATTTTTATATAAATAAACCTGGTCAAGGCTACAGAAATACAAATCATTTTCAAAATAAGATCTGCTTTTCTTTTTATTACCTTTCATATCATAAAAGGTTCTAAATACATTTTGG